ATGCAGATGCCAGTTTGGTTGACATGGATGTTACTACTGCAAGTGGTGACGAAGTAGTCAAAGAAACCAAGCGTGTGTTTCCTTATCAGCCTGGCAAGGCATTGGAAATTCTTGCTACATTTTGCTTCAACGAACCTAAAACAAACCTGCGTCAGAGAGTAGGATATTTTGGTGCAAACAACGGTATTTTTTTAGAACAGGATGATGACACTGTTTATTTGGTTATACGCAGTAAAAGTTCAGGCAGCATAGTAGAAAACCGTGTAGCACAAAGTAATTGGAATGTAGACAAACTTGATGGTACTGGCAACGCTGGCATAACCCTTGATTTAACCAAGAGTCAAATCTTGTTTATTGATATTGAATGGCTGGGCGTTGGCACAGTGCGGTGCGGTTTTGTTATTGATGGTGCATTTGTATTTGCACACAAATTTCATCATGCTAACACTACAAACCTAGATTATGGCACATACATGACCACTGCTTGTTTGCCCATACGCTATGAGATTACAAACACCGGCGCAACATCAGGTGCCAGCACACTAAAACAAATATGCACCAGTGTTGTCAGCAGTGGAGGCTATATTCCTCGAGGCGTTGGACATGTCGCAGGCAGAGGAATCTCCTATTATACTGCTTCCAGTAGTGGAACATTTTATAATCTAGTTAGCATTAAACTTGATCCAGATTTTTTGGATGATATCATTATACCCACAGAAGTTACTGTGATCACGGACAGTAACCTAAATATAAACTTTAAACTAGTTATAGGAGCAACAATGTCAACTCCTTTGGTTTTTACTAATGTAACAGACAGTGTGCAAATGAGCATAACCAATACCGCAGTTTCATCCCAAGGCACAGTACTTAATTCACGATTTGTGGTTAACAAAGGCGAAGCAAGATCATTTACCAGAGAAGAACTTGAAGTGCTACAACTTGAACGAGATAATAACGGTGCAATAGTATTGAGCCTTATTGCTACAGCAGATACGCCCAATGCCAAAATAACTGGAAATATCAGTTTTATTGAAGCAATACGCGGCACATAAGTTGACACAGGATACAAAAAGGTAGTATAATACACAGATGTTTCTAGGTATTCTTACATTATTAGTTGCCCTTTGTATATCTGGCATTGCGGCCTATTATAGTATTATTGGTTTAACTGCTATCTTTGCAGCAGCCTTCTTGCCTATTGTTCTAATGGGTAGTGTACTTGAAGTTGGTAAGATCCTAACCACTGTATGGCTACATCAGAACTGGCATCGTGCGCCTAAGATTATACGTGGCTATCTAACAACGGCTGTGATAGTACTCATGTTTATTACAAGCATGGGTGTGTTTGGTTTCCTGAGTAAGAGTCATATTGAGCAGTCCAGTGTAGGTGCAGAACAGATTGCACTAGCAGAGAACATAGACGATAAGATTGCTCGTAGCCAAGCAAAGATAGAGCGTTGGACAAATGAAATACAGCGTCTGAATACAGGTGGCGATAGCACTCGTATTGACAGTTTGATCGCCAGAGAGCAACAGCGTATTAAGGACGCTAACGCCAGACTACAGCCACAGATAGATGCTGAAAACGCAAAGATACCTGGACTTAGAACACAAGCACAAACAGAGATTGGGCAGCAGGAAAAACGCCTAGTGGATGCACAAAAACGTGCAGAGGCTAGTATTAAAGTAGCACAGGACGAACTTACAAGACTAGACAATGACGTAGAAGCATACACCAAGCAGGGTACTACAGGTTCAAGTGGATTGTTTAGCAGTTCAACAGACAACGTTGCTAAGGGTGCTGAACTAAGAGCTAGACAAAAGCCTGAGCGTGATAAACTACAGGCTGACATTGACCAAGCAAAGTCCAACGAACTAGCTATTGCTAGTAGAGTACAAGCAGAAATTAAAGCAATCAACAGTCGTCTAGCAAACAGTATTAAAGAAGTTGAAGCACGTATTGCTACTATTCGTAAGAGCGTTGATCCAACAGTAAAGAGTGCTAACGAAAATATTGCACGTTATACACTAGAAGCAGGCAATGCCAACAAGGGTGTAGATACACGTATTGAAGATCTAGAAAAACAAATAGAAAATGAACAGCCTGTTATTGATCAGCTACGAGAAGAAAAGTTTGTATTTGAGAAAAAGTACAGACAGTTTGAAGCAGAAGTAGGCCCAGTAAAATACATCGCAGAGCTTATCTATGGCGCAGCAGATAAGACATTATTAGAAGAAGCGGTGCGTTGGGTGATAATTATAATAGTAGCAGTTTTTGATCCACTTGCTGTATGCCTTGTGCTAGCAGGCACAATGACTATAACATGGTGGAGGCAGGACAAAGGTAAAAACGTCAAACGTAAAATCGTACGAGTAGACGATCCTAGATTAGAGGAACTTGAAATGAAACTAGGCCAACATAATGACATTCTCGGTGAACTCGAGAAACTACTAGATGACAATCTAGGTAAGATGGATCCTGCAGAGTATGCAAAACTCAAAGCAGAATATGATAGCATGGTGCAAGAACGTGACACACTTGCAGCCTCCCTCGCAGAAGCAAAAGCAGAGTCAGATGGTCTAGTCGACAAGGTTGTTGCTACTGAGGCAGAGCGTGATGCACTTGCTAAACGTTTAGATGATGTTGCCGCTGGTAGTACAGCATTTGAAGCACGTATCGAAGAACTATTAAAGCGTATTGCAGATCTCGAAGCAGAAGTTGAACGCAGAGATGCAGTAGTGCTAAAGATGGCAGAAAAGTATCAGCTAGTTGAAAAAGATAGTTTTGGTGACGACCTGGTTGCCGCAGCTAACACCACAGAAGCAGAAGAAACAAAAAATACCTAAGGGTACCTAATTCAGTAGATGCCATTTTAGGTGCCCTTGACATTGACAAGGCAGCAGAAGTACAGTTTGGTGTAGAGTTTCCCAGAGGTAATAAGGGTGATATATTTGTTAGAGTAGATTTCTTACCTAACAAAATCTATCGTTTCACAGGCGATAGATGGATTGAAATACCCAAAACCTATACACAAACTTACTTGGACAATAACGAATACATTGAACATTTAGCACGTGAACTAGCTGCTAAGAGAATGGAAATCGAAGACCTAACACCAGAGGAACAAGACGAAGTTGCCAAATACCTTAGTAACCGTAGTAACGGAACCTGATTTATATTTTAATGAACAGCCCTGCTTTCTTATAATAGGGGATGAAGTTTACAATCAAAACTTTGCAGAGTTCCTAAGTAACTACTCTGAAAACACTACAGTCTATGTAGGCAACAGTTTGAATGAACTAAGTTGGCTGATGACAGTTTATGCACAGTGTACCGCAGTTGTACTTGATGCATCTTACAATGATTTTTTAACAGGTCTTTTTATTGACAAACCAAAGACACACTATTACAATAGTAAGCATAATGTAGATTGTGTAAATATCAATCGCATTGAAGACCCAATGGATTTTATTACAAATTGGGTCGATAATAATTGAGGAAATTATGGAACAAGACAGAGAATTTCGTAAACGCGGATTATGCGTAGAAGTAAAGAATAACAACATCAATCGTGCTTGGCGTAAGCTAAAGCGTCTATTACAAGATGAAGGTGTTAACCAAGAACTACGTGAACGCCAGTATTACGAAAAGCCCAGCGCAAAGCGCAAGCGTAAAAAGGCTATGGCTAAGAAGCGTTGGGAAAAGAAGCGTCAACAGATTGAAGCCAACTGGTAATCAATAGTTGACAAAATACATAATATCGTGTATAAATATATATGTAACATGCCGAAGTCGGGTGTTACGTAAAGTATATCTTGCTTAACAAAAGGAGAAATGCAATGAATACAACACTCACAACTCTTGACATCCCCTCACTACATCGTAACTTTATTGGTATTGATCGCCTACTAGATCGTATGGCATTCAATATGAATGGTGCAAGTGACGGGTATCCCCCATACAACGTTATTAAAGAAGACGAAAATACCTTTGTTATTGAAATCGCAGTAGCAGGTATTCCCAAGGACGGTATTAGTATTAATACCCACGAAAGCACCCTTACCGTTGAAGCAACCATTGAAAAGTTAGCTGGCGAGAAGGACAAGGAATACTTACACAAGGGCATCGCTGGCAGACGTTTTGCTCGCACATTCAACCTAGCAGAGCATGTTTTCGTAGAATCGGCTGACGTTGAAAATGGTATTCTAAGCATTAGGTTAGTACGTGAAGTTCCTGAGGAACTAAAACCACGTATGATCCCAATCAACTTCAAATAAATACAATGTAGGGGGAGGCAACTCCCCCTACTAACCCTAATGGAGTTAGAATGGAAGATACAAAGACTACACTAGACCTAAAGAGTGTGCTGAATATCGATCCACCAAGGGATTTTAAAGTCATTTATATGAATGACGATGTAACAACATTTGACTTTGTAAGTGGCAGTCTCGTAAGAATTTTCGATTATGATGAAGATCCAGCACAACAAAAAGCAGTAGAAATCAACAACAACGGTAGCGGAGTTGTTGCACTACTACCTTTTGAGATCGCAGAACAAAAAGGTGTAGAAGTTTTATTGGCTGCACGTAATCACGGTTACCCACTTCAAGTTCGTATCGAACAAGAATAATTTGCATTAATCAACTAACCATAGTATAATATCAAGTATGAGAATAGAAAACGACTTAAAGTTGGATTATTCTAATGTCCTGCTGCGTCCAAAGCGTAGTACATTGGGTAGCAGAAAATCTGTTGATCTAACTAGAACCTATACATTTAGAAATAGCAAACAACAGTATAAAGGTATTCCTATTATGGCTGCTAACATGGATGGTGTTGGCACATGGGATATGAATGACGTGCTAGCCAAACAAGGCATGCTTACCGCTATTGTAAAACACTATCCTATTGCAACACAAGTTGAGCACTTTAATCATCCCGGGAGCGACTTTGCTGTTTACAGCATGGGCATTACAGAAGATGATCTTGCTAAGTTTCGTGCGGTAAACTCAGGTGCTAGTATCAAATATGTTTGCATTGATGTTGCCAATGGCTACAGTGAACGCTTTATTGATTTTGTAGCTAGATTTAGA